TAATCTAATGACTCGTTATAATATTCTAATTGATGGCAAGGTTGCTTATGAGGATCTCTCTCAAGACGAGTATTTTAACACTATGGAGGATTTGGCACAGGACTTCTATATCGATGGAACACCAGATCCTTCTCATATTAAAACTGAATTTATTGAAGATTAATTATGGCAAAAATGTTTAACGCTAACGGTGTTGAAACAGTAGAATCAAAACCGAAAAAAACTCGTCAAGGAAAAGGAAAGCATACCAAATATGCGTCTTCCTCTCGTAATAGTGCTCCGAAAAGAAGAAGAGGGCAAGGAAAGTAAATGGCAGCACTTATTTGTAATCTACCTTCTTATGAGGTATGGGTTAGAAAGGAGTACTTAACAGATCATACTAGTGGTCATGGCGAATTTGTAAAAGGCGTTTGGGTGTCGTGTAAATCGATACCTGGACGTGCTTTTTATTTTGAAACCTACCTACCAGAATATGGGGCAATGTATGACAAGTTACCTATATCTGCTTTTCTAAGTGAACCAGAGATACCAGATCCCGATATGACTCTACATAACCTACAGTTCTGGAATTGTATGGATTATGGCGTTGTAGCAGTCCAAAAACAGTTTATAGGGTCAATGCACTTTGAACTCTATACAAGGGACTACGGGAACCAAACAGGGACGTATATATGTACATTGGATAACTATCACCAAGATGTAGATGCTATTGATTACTCTACTAGTGAGAATCCAAGTGAACATAAATCACATAACCTTATTGAGTTAGATAATGGTCAGTTCGCATTGTATCCAAACAATAGAATGCGTATCTATGATAATAGTCTAACACCTAAAGAACCATTGAATCCTGATTTTAAAGTATCAACTGTATACTATCAGGTTGAGAATGGTCATGATAGGGATGGATTAGGTAGTGAAGAGAACTACTTCTGGAAAACAGCAAAAGAAAGAGATGCAAAAGATCTATAAATCAGAGGTCGTACTTAAACATCATGATGAACTGAGTAACATTATTGACAATGCAGTTAATACTACTCAGCATCATGATATTTTTGGTGATAGTTATACTTGGTCGTATGGAAAGTACAATATTTTTGGATTTACATCTGCAACTAAGGTATTCTATGACCTGTTCTGCGAATTAAATGCGATTGTATATGATTATAATGGTACTAATGAACCTTTATGGATGCAAAGTTGGTTAAATTACCACGAAAAAGACGGTTTATTGGATTGGCACGGACATCAATGGCCAATTCATGGTTATATTTCAATTAGACCGCACAATACAAAGACAATTTTTAGAAATCCTGAGTATGAAGTAATAAATGAAGTTGGAAATGTGTATATTGGACCAGGATATAGAGAACATAAGGTAATTTCTGATAAAAATACTCAATTTGACACGAATAGAATCACAATTGGGTTTGATATACTTAAAGATGTGCCTCCACATGCTCTTGCAGGTAATATAGGACTCATACCTTTTCCTCAAATAAATAGAATGAGCTCTTAGTATACTTATGAACGACTTTTTGGATAATTTGGGTAATGATCAGCATCAAAAAATGCTCCGTGAGATAGCAAATGACGGTATAACACCTAAAAAAACTGATCATAAGGTAAATAATGACCTATATGAGGCAGATGGGTTGGATTATGACGAAGAACTTTATAAATCTTGACTAAATAATAAGATAGTAAGAGTATTTTATAATGCCTCTAGAAAGAGTCAGTCAAGGTTTTAAGGATATTAGTATGACTTTTCAGTCTAATCCACTGAATGGTGATATTATTGGAATTAAAAATGAAAATGCGATTGCAAGATCCGTAAGGAATATAGTATTTACTCTTCCTGGTGAAAAACCGTTTGATCCTGATTTTGGGTCAAGAATATATAAGACACTTTTTGAAAATCTTGATAATATTTCTGCATCGACGATTGTTGATGAAATAGAACAGTCAATTAGGAACTATGAACCCAGAGTCGAGTTAATCGATGTTCAAGCAGATCCTAATTTTGAAGAAAACTCATATGATGTAACCATAATATATGAAATCATAGGAGCAGACGTTCCGCAGCAACAATTACAATTCGTTTTGCAACCAACTAGGTAAAATGCCACTAGTAAATTTCTCTAACCTTGATTTTGATCAGGTTAAAACAACACTTAAAGATTATTTGAGGGCAAACTCTAAGTTTACCGATTATGATTTTGAAGGTTCTAACTTATCTACTATTATAGACCTTCTGGCATATAATACTTACATCACTTCGTACAATGCCAACATGGTAACGAACGAAGTATTCATTGATAGTGCGACTTTACGGGAAAATGTGGTATCGTTAGCAAGAAATATTGGATATTTACCTAGATCAAGGACTGCATCAAGGGCATCAGTTAGTTTTTTCGTAAATGCATCAAATATTACCCCTAGACCATCAACTATAACACTTCAACCAGGTCCAGTAGCAGCAACATCTGGGTCTTTTGGGAACCAATCTTATGTTTTTTCCATCTGCGACCCAATAACACGACCTGTAATTGATGGAATTGCTAATTTTGACGATATTGTACTCTATGAAGGAACACTTTTAAAGCAAAATTACACATTTACCTCTCAGAACCCAAATCAAAGGTTCATTTTACCTAATATAGGGGTTGATACTACTCTAATTAAGGTTAAAGCAGGTACTACTAATCAAAAATTCAGATATTCTTACCAAGATAACCTCTTTGACATCACTAGTGACTCAAAAGTCTTCTATATTCAAGAGGTAAATGATGAAAGATATGAAATATTCTTTGGAGATGGTGTTTTTGGAAGAAAATTACAAGAAGGTGAAGAAATTGACATAAGTTATATCGTCTCTAATGGCGAAATGGCGAATGGTGTTAATCAATTCACCTTTAGTGGTAGATTAACGTATATACAGAATGATGGTGTTCATAATGTTACTAATGGTATTTCATTGTTAACAACAGGGTCAAGTGGGTCTGGTGGTGAAGAGATCGAAGGAGTTGACTCTATTAAGAAGTTTGCACCTAGAATCTATGCATCTCAGAACCGTGCATTGACTGCAAGTGACTATGAATCACTAATTCCAGCAAAAATTTATCCCGAAACAGAGTCAATTTCTGTTTTTGGAGGCGAAGAACTGGTTCCACCTCAGTATGGTAAGGTCTTTATCAGTATAAAACCAAGATTTGGTGATTTTTTACCGAATTTGGTCAAAGAGCAGATCAAATTGAAGCTTAAGAAGTATTCAGTAGCAGGAATTGTCCCAGAAATTCTTGATTTGAAGTACCTTTACCTTGAAGTTGATTCAAAACTCTATTATAATAGTAATTTGGTAGGAAATGCAGAAGAAGTTTCTACAATTGTCTCAAATAATGCAGCAAAATATGCAGATTCATCAGATTTGAACAAATATGGAGCAAGATTTAAGTATAGTAAGTTCTTAAACATCCTCGATCAGAGTCAAGAGTCTATTACATCCAATATTACAACAGTTCAGATAAGAAGAGATCTTAGATTGGTGACAAATTCCTTTGCTGAGTACTCAGTTGGGTTTGGAAATGCCTTCTATATCAAGAGTATGAGTGGTTATAACATCAAATCTTCTCCAATTAGGGTTGCAGGACTTGATTTTGACGTATATTTGTCGGATGTTCCAGATTCAAACAGAGAAACTGGTTCATTATTCCTATTTTCTATACCATCTCTCAATTCAACATCACCTTCCATAATAAGGCGTAACGTTGGGTTTATAAATTATACTAAGGGAATAGTTACATTGAACCCGATCAACATAACATCGGGCAAACTTAAAGATGGTCAGGCAATTCTTGAGATCTCTGCTTGTCCTAAATCCAATGACGTGATTGGATTACAGGATTTATATCTACAATTAGACATAAGCAATAGCACATTTGAACCAATCGTTGATGAAATATCATCAGGATTAGATCCAGCAGCATCGAACTATATTGTAACCTCTAGTTATCATAATGGATCATTGGTTAGAGAGGGTGGTGCTTTAACAATAACCACTACAGCTACAGGAACTTCAAGAACAACCACAGGTTCTACAGGGACTACTACTAATAGTATAAACACAGG